AAAGCAAAAACATATAGGCCTGTGGCTAATGATAATGCTTATTTCAAACCTCCTGACTTCTTATTTGAATTAGCAAATGAAGTATTTCTTTTTGGTGCTGAGTATTATTGTTGGGATTTATTGAAAAATGGTTCTTGGATTGTATGGGACAAAAGGGTTGATGAAAATTTTGATAGAATGATTGGTTCTGGTTTTGAAATGTGTTGGAGTAAACAAAAACACAAAAGGGAAATAATAAGGTGCAACAATACTCTTTTTTCTGGTGAAACAGACGCTAAGAATAAAGTACACCCAACACAAAAACCGTTAAAGGTTTGCAATTGGTTTATTAATAAATATTCAAAAGAAAACAACCAGATTGTTGACATCTTCGGCGGCTCTGGCTCAACTTTAATCGCATGCGAAAAAACAAATAGAAAATGCTTCATGATGGAACTAGATCCAATGTATGTTGAAGTTATTATAAAACGCTATTGTGATTATGTTGGAAAAAAAGAGTTCATATTAAATGATAACGCAGTGAATATTGACACGTTAAAGGAAAAGGGCTAATATTAGTTATGGCAACACCAACGAAGTATAAAAAGGAATATTGCGAAATGCTTATCAAGCACATGAAACAAGGCTTGAGCTTTGAATCATTTGGCGGAGTTGTAAGTGTTTGGAAAGATACTTTGTATCAATGGACAAAAAAACACAAAGAGTTTTCGGACGCCAAAAGAATAGGCACATCATTAAGTCAATTATTTTGGGAAAAGATTTATAACAATGCTGCGATGGGACATAACACTGTCATGATAAATGAAAAAAAAGTGACGCTTAATCCTAGTGCGACGCTTTTAATATTCGGTATGAAAAACAGATTCGGATGGAGAGATAAAAAAGATATTGATCATTCTGGAAACATAGGATTGACAATTGCTGAAATGGCAAAGGCAGCACTAGAAGACGATGAAGATTAACAATGGAGATTAAAAAAAATGAAAGTAAAAATTAAAACAATTAAAGATTTATTAGTTGAAACCATGGATAGCACTTTAGAATTCAAATATAATCTTGACGACGAAGTAGTTTTTTTTATTGGAAACAAAGAGTATAAACTTGATTCGATTCAAGATAATAAAGTATATGGAAATGACAATAAAGCTTTAATTTTGAACTTAAAAGTCAAGAAATGATTAGATGTTCACAAAAGAAAATTTCAAGAAATTCAGACGAGATCCAGTAAACTATTTCAAGCATGTTCTTGGCTGTGTTTCACTAGAAGGTTTTCAAAAAATAATACTTCGAGCAATACCCAATAATTCAAGAATAGCAATTCGAGCGACGCATGCCGTCGGCAAAACATTCATGATGGGACGAATCCCTTTATGGTTCTTATCTTGCTTTCCACGCTCAATCGTAATTACGACCGCGCCAACACATAGGCAGGTCATAAAACTACTCTGGGGAGAGCTTAGAAGCGCGTACAATAAGAGTAAATGTCCCATCGGTGGACATCTAACGACTAACGAATTAAAGTTTGATGATGATTGGTATGCGATTGGTTTTAGTCCTAAAAAAGAAGCTGAAAGTTCGGATCGTGATCAAAAAGGAAGCACATTTCAAGGATTTCATGCTTTGAACATAATGATTATTTTTGATGAAAGCTGTGGAATACCGCCGGACATTTGGAAAATGGTCGAGGGAATGCTGACAAGTGGAAGCAAGATCATATTCATATGCATAGGAAATCCGACGTCTCGATCTAGTGAATTCTTCAAATGCTTCAAAAGCCCAAGTTGGAAAAAATTTCATTTATCTTGTTTCGATTCTCCGAACATGAAAGCCAATGATTTTAACAACAAAGACGATGTTCAAAAAGAATTAAATCATTTAAAGACACTAAGCGACGATGAAAGAATAGGCAGAATTGAGGCATACAAAAAACCTGTTCCTTATTTACTCAGTGCTCAATGGGTTATCGCTAAATTATATGAATGGGGAATTGAACACCCATTAAGTAAAACAAAAATCTTTGGTGAATTTGCAGATGAAGAAGACAACGTCATTGTGAAGCAAAGCGATGTTGAAAACGCTATTGCAAGGGAATATGAATCAACACCAGAAGACAAGCGATTCATTGGAATTGATGTTGCTCGTTTTGGAAAAGATAAAACAGTATTCACAGAAATAAACGGGAACAAAGTGACGCAAATTAAAACTATTGTCAAAAAAGATACCGATTTCGTTAGTGAAGAAGCGTGCGCATTTATATTAGAGAAAACAAAAAAGACATATGTCATTGTCGATGGAACTGGAATAGGAAGTGGAGTTGTTGATAACTTAAACAGAATGCGACGTGACAAGGTATTGCCTAAATTTGTAACAATCATCGAGGTCAATTATGCTGAGGCATGTAAAACCGAAACTGATAAAAAATATTACACTAACTTAAAGGGAAAAATGTTTTTCGAATTAGGTCAAGATCTTGCAACTATTTTAGACATCCCAAACGAAAGTATTTATCTTGAAGAACTTCCAACAATAAAATATGTTTTCAAAAAAGGCAAAATTCAAATGGAGTCAAAAGACGATTACAAAAAAAGAACTGGTAACGATTCACCGGATCACTCCGACTCTTTAGCCATGGCAAACTACGCAAGAAGGAATTATGATTTCTCTTGGTTCCCAAAAGAAGAAGAAGAAAAGGAACCAAAAAGAAAAATGGAGAATGAAACATTTGCCGGAAGCGTTAATTCAACTCAATATTAACATAAAGATACTACAAACAATCATGTTGACATAATCAAAATATCGTTGGATAATTACAAATAGAATTTCCAAAGTTTCGGGGGAAAAATGCCAAAATCAAAAAAACCTAAGAAATCCTTTTTGAATTTGTTCAATAAAACTCTTGCTGAAGACATAAAACCTGTAAAAGAAATAAACGTTGCTGAGTTCGGAGGTTCTGGAACTGAAATATACAGCGGTTTTTTCAGTGAAGAATATCTTGCTGAATTAAGCAATTCCGATGCTGCAGACGTTTATGACAAAATGAGAAGAAGCGATACTCAAATAGCTTTGGCGCTATCAGCCGTTAACAACGCTATTCTAGGCGGTCGTTGGTCTATTGAGAAAGTTCAGAACGAAGACCTCACAGAAAAAGAAAATGAAGAACTTCAAATGCATGCTGATTTTATTAGTTATGTTTTATTTGAGGACATGGACAAACCCTGGAGTAAAAAACTAAAAGAAATTTTAACGTGTATCGCTTTTGGTCATAGTGTTTTTGAAATCGTTCATAAACTAGTTAAAGCTCATGAAATTTATGGCGATTATATTGGCATCAAGAAAATGGCCTTCAGATCTCAAAAAACTATTTATAAATGGAACTTTGACGAAAAAACAAAAGACTTTGTCGGCATAACACAAATGGCACATGGCGATATTGCTAAAAAAGACCTGATTGACATTCCAAAAGAGAACTTAACTATATTCTCGATTGATGATGAAGGCGATAACCTGGAAGGCATCTCGATGCTTAGGCAATGTTATGGACCTTGGAAAAGAAAAAACTTATATCAGAAACTAATGGCAATCGGGATTGAAAAATCAGCCATTGGAACACCTATCGGCAAATATCCAGCTGGTGAATATAACACTGGAGAATTCGAAGCATTCAGAAATTCATTAAAATATCTAACATCACATAATAGAAATTATTTAATGCTTCCACAAAAAGAAGGTCAAGCATGGGACGTTGAGGTTCTAAACATAGACTTTAAGAGTGATAAAATAAAAGCGATTATTGATTATGAAGACAGTTCAATTGTAAGGCGATTTGTTGCTATGTTCTTAATGCTTGGATCTCAAAATTCCGGCAGTTGGGCGCTTTCAACAGATCAAAGTGATTTCTTTTTGAATGGACTTGTTTTTATAGCTGATATGATAGCTCAAGAATTTGATAAGATTATAAAAGTATTGATTGATGCTAACTTTGGTAAGCAAAAATATTATCCATATATGGCGCATTCTAGAATTAAAGACAAAGCAGGAAAAGAGCTTTCAGAAGTTCTTGGAAATCTGATTAATAGTGGAGCAATAACAAGCGACGAGAAATTAGAAGATCATGTAAGAACTTTATATGACTTACCAGAAAAAGAGATCGTTGAAGAAGATCTAGAGAATCCAGAAGGTGAAGAGGATCCACCAGAAGAAGATATCGAAGATGACAAGGAATTAAGTGAAGCAATATTGTTAGCTGAAAAAAGCGTTAAGAAGCAAATGGCTAACGGTGCCGAAAAGCTTTCTGTCGTCTACAACAGTGATCTAATCGCTATAGGCGACGATCTAGTTAATCAAGTTGTTAAGAACTTTGAAGACGCAAAAACAGATATTCAGCAAGTTTCTGCAGCGCGAAACATACAGCCTAGAAATGTTGCAAAATATAGAAAGGCTTTAGGCGGTGTTCTTAAAGATATCAATCAAGAAGCTATAACAGACGTTGAAAATCTTTTCAAATCAGAAGGTGCTTTGTCTGAAATCAAGTTAAAAGAAAAAGGGAAAAAAGGAAAAAAGAAAAGCGAGAAATATGTATCTGCTCAAAATGACGCTTTAGTAGAAACGCAAATCGGTGATTTAAAGAATGCAATCGTTTTGCAATTCGCGAATTCCGTTTCTGAAGATTCCCCGAAAGTTATCAGACAAGATCTAGATAAGAAAATGAATAAAAAATTAAGCCAAATTGATGCTGCAGCAATGACTGTTTCATCTCAAATGGTGAACAAGACAAGAGAATTTATGTTTTTTGATGAAGAGCTTGTTCAAGAAGTTGAATCATTTACTTTTATCAATCCTGGAGCTAAAGCTGCAATCTGTATTGAATTGCATGGCCAAACGTTTGCAACAACAGACGCAAGGGCTATGGAATACACTCCACCACTTCATTATAACTGCAATACAACACTAAGACCAAACTTCAGAGGTAAGAAAAACAATCCAGAAGCGAAAGATTTGAAGATAACTGATACGGCAAAGAAAAGTAAAAACTTACACGAGGGGTTGTCAGAAGAATAAAATTTGTGTATAATTACTGAGGGGGAATTATGGACGACAATATTGTAAAGAGTAAACATGAAATAAAGCTTACTGAAATTAAACTTGCTGACGGATCTAAAGAATTTGCATGTCCAAAAGAGATACAACTTATAAGAACCGGAAAGTTTGAAGATTTTTGGAGCGGTGATTTTGATGTAACGCAGCAAATCTTAAATGAAATGGTAGCGAATTTTCAAAAGAATGTTCGCGGTGTTGACATAGCGGTCGATATCGCTCATCGCAGTGATCTAGACGCTGCAGCATGGATTCGAAACTTATATACAAAGAACAACGATAATGAACTTTGGGCAGAAATTGAATGGACCATATTGGGCAAAGAGAAAATCGAAGGCAAACTTTTTCGATATCTTTCTGCGGAATATTCCACTCAATATATTGATAACGAAGGCGGACAAAAACATGGGTACGTCCTTTTGGGAGCTGGACTGACTAATAGGCCTTTCGTAAAAAATATGGTGCCGACGACTAATTTAACGGAGGAAAAAGCAATGCAAGAAAAAATTAAAACTCTTGAGGAATCTAATGTTAAATTGAGCGACGAGCTAAAAACCTTAACTGAAGACAGAGATTCTCTTTCTACAAAAGTTGATGCACTTGAAGCTGATAAAAAAGAATTAAGTGAGAAAATCATAGCAATTGAAAAAGAAAAAGAATTTGACAAAATGCTTTCAGAAGGCAAAGCGGTTCCAGCTCAAAAAGAGGCATGGATGAAAAGTGATCTAGTTGCTTTCGCAGAGAACGCAACAAAGGTTATTAGTTTTGACGAAAAGGGTTCTGGAAAAGCACCAAAAGAAGACGAATCAAAAGAAAACAATGAAGATTCTTTGATTGAAGAAGCAACAAAACTTTCAGAAGAAACAAAGATTTCTGTGAAAGATGCAACAAGTCAACTTTTGGACAAACCAGAATATAAACATTTAAATAAGTAGAGGGGAATATTATGGGAACTGGAGCATATACACATGCACAAATAAGAGCATATAAAACTGCTGCCGATTATTCTTCTACAGGTCAATATCTTTTTGTAAAACTTAGCGCTGACGACACAGTGACTACGTGCGATACAAAAGGTGAATCTGCAATAGGCGTTTTGAAAACAGCCTCAAGCTCTGGAAAAGTAGCTGAGGTTTTCATGGCGGCTGGTGGAGCACTTGTAGAATGTGGTGAAGCTATTTCAAGAAATGAGCAGATCACAACAAATTCAAGCGGTCAAGCAATCAATCCTGATAGTTCAGGACAAGAAATTATGGGTATAGCATTGGAAGCTGGCGACAGCGGCGATGTTGTTGGCGTTCAACTTAATGTAGCAGGCGAAACGTTTGCTGCTGAAGCATAGGAGGCTATAAATGGCACAATTAAACGCAATAGTTGACAAATTAGTCACCAACGCTTCTAGAGGACTTTTTCAAGGCGATAGTTCTTATGTAAGCGAACTTATCTTTCCAAAAATCGTTGCTTTACAAGATTCAGGAAAAATCGGATCATACGGAAAATCTCATTTGAGAATTGTGAACACTTTAATGGGTGGAGAATCAGAAACACCCAGAGTACATGTTGATCTTGTTAGCTCTGACAGCTTTCAATTAGAAAAACATGGATTAAAGTCAATCATAACAGAAGAAGACAAAAGAAATTTCGAAAAACCTTTTAACGCTCGCGAAGATAGAATGCGTTATTTAATGTCAAGACTTTGGTTAGGCAAAGAATACGGCGTGGCATCACAGTTGACAAGCACAGGCACAATGACATTAAACACAACTCTTTCTGGAACAAGTCAATGGAGTGATCATGCAAATTCAACTCCACTTGACGATCACAACACTGGCGTTCAAGCCATTCGTGACGCTCAAGGCGTAGTTCCGAATCGTGGAATCATGGATTTCAAGGTTTTCTCTAAATTAAGATATCATCCACAGATTCTTGAAAATTTAGGTTACACAAGAGCAAGAGCTGGCAAAATAACAGCTGCTGAAATGGCTCAAGCTTTTGATCTAGACGAACTTTACATTCCAAAATGTGTTTATAATAGTTCTGATCAAGGTCAAGACAATTCAATTACACCAGTATGGGGAAAACATTTTGTTCTTTATTATGCACCAAAAACACCTTCATTGAGAGATCAATCACTAGGTTTTTATGTTGCAGGAAAAGAAACAAGAAAAGTTTATGTTAATCCTCAAGACGAGCCTCCAGAGAGTGAGAAAATCCAAGTAATAGATAAATATGATTATCTATTAACAGACGTTGAATGTGGATATTTAATCTATAACGCAATTGCATAGGGAGAATGTTATGAAAATTTTATTAATTTCGATTCTTCTTTTTTGTACTTTCAGTTATGGTGCTTACGATAGAAATTATGGACGTAATTTCAGACTTTCATCACAGGAAATGATTGAAACACAGACAGTTAGCGCACCAGACACAGCATCAACAGCGTATGTGCTTGACACATATGTTGGCGATACCACTGGCGCCGCAATAACAATAACAACTGGTTTTACAAGTCCAGACGTTGCAAGGGTTTTAGTTGTATCACCTGGAGCAACCACAGCGGACATTGCAGCCGGATCAGTTATTGTTGTTGGAACTAATATCAAAGACGATGCGATAACAGAAACGTTCACGATTACTGCGAACATGGCAACAACTCTTGTTGGATCACTTGCTTTTAAAAGCATTACTTCAATAACTGTTCCTGCTGAAGATTCACCATATACCGCGGATTGGGATATAGGAATCACTGACGGTTTAGGTTTAGACAAATGCTTAGATCAAGAAGGCGATCTCGCGTGGGCTATTGCAGACGGCACTTACGAAGGTACTAGGCCAACATGCACAGCGGATGCGGATGAAGTTGAAAAGAATGTTTGTGACCCGAACACTTCAGCAGACGCGTCAAAAGATTTTGAATTTAAATATATTCAAAACTTTAGATGCTTAGAATAGGAGTAATTATGTTTAAGGCAATTAAAAATTTCAAACATAACGGAAAATTCTTTTTTGTTGGTGAAGAATACAAAGGCGACGACATCAAAATGTTATTAAACGAAAAGTTAATATCAGAAGTTGTTGAGAAAAAAGTTGAGAAAAAAGTTGAAGTTGTAGAGCCTAAAAAATCTTACAAACCATTTAAGAAGAAATAAGAAGAATAAACGAATAGGGTGAGGGAGAAATCTCTCACCTTACTTTTGGGGGAAGTTATGGCCTATGCAGTTTATGGCGACATAGAAAATGAATTTAAGAATCAAACATTCGGCACATCGAATAGTGTAACAACAGCGGAAGTCACTGAAATAATCGCTCAAACCGACAACACTGTAAACGCTCAACTGGCGCAGGTTTACGTCACTCCAATAACAGATTCAACAGACCTTTCGGTTATAAAAAGAATAGTAATTTACTTTGTGAAACACAGAATCGAATATATTTTAAGATTAAAAAGCGGTGAAGAATTAGACGCTAAAAATGCCGATAACTTAGAAGAAAAAGCTCAAGAAATGCTTGACAAAATAATTGAAAAAAAGCTGCTCCATAATTCAACAAGAGTTACAACTAATAATTATGGAATAGAAGATTATAATTCCAACAATGATATACAGGCAGAGTTTGACCCAACAAATGGTCTTGTCAACCCTAATAACAGTATTAAAGATCGTGAACTTTGGTAATGGCTGAAAATACCTTTTCCTTTACTATTGAGAATGACATTGAATTCAAAAGAGAAATCACAAAAGCTTTCAAGAAAGTTAAGAGCCTTAAAACACCTTTCAAACTTACAAGCAAAGATTTTTATAAATCTCAAACAATGTTTTATTTAAAGGGAACAGGCCAATATCCCGATTTATCGACATCTCCATTTATTGCAAAATGGGATAACGTTAGAGGTTATGGTGCATTCTATAGGGGCGGTTATAAAGAATATAAAGCCGTAAATTATGGCTTGGTTTATCCTATACTTGTTAGATTTGGACGATTAAAAAGATCACTGACAAAGCCAAAAGGTAAGGATTCCATAAATATTATAACTGACACTGAACTAATAATAGGAACATCTGTTCCATATGGCATATATCACCAAAGCGACAGGCCTCGAAAAAAGATACCTTTAAGAAAGTTTTTATTCATTGGTCCAGAAGCTAAAAAGTTCGCAACCAGTGATCAGATGGGGCGTGTCAACCGCTGGACAGGATATATTAAGCAGCATGTTGACGCATCAATCGGGAGTAAATAAATGGCTTATTTTGATATTGAAACAGCACTAGACGCTTTAGAAACTTATATGAAAGCAAATTTAAATACTAAACTTGCAGCAATAAATACAAGAAAAGGTGATAGCATATTAACAGCGATTAATGATGATGCATATGTAAAACAATTCGTTGACGATATTCCTAATTTTGATCCATTCTTGGTTTTTGGTGTTTTAGATCCCGAAATAACAGATAATGTTTATGTGGATATTGCTCAAAATTATACTGTCGACGTAATAATATTTTTCTCAAAAACAAATGATACAACAAGTGATTATAAAAAAGCATTTAGATATCAAAGGGCACTCAAAGAATTGGTCTGCGAGGCGTTTAATGATATATTTAGACAATCAAAGTTTAGTGTTAAAGGATTGACCCCTGTAACTGTGCAGATTACAAATGACTCCCATCAACACAGGGCTTCGGGCGTGAGTTTAGACATTACTTTGACTTAATTTTAAGGAGGCGAAATGGCTTTAAGTAGAGTACGTGGAATTTATGGAATCCATGAAACGACTTTTTATAACTTGAGCAATCGTTTACCGTATGGAACATTAAAGGTTTTAGCCGGTTCACAGTTTACACTTTCGGGTGAAATTGTGAAATTAGAGGGTAAATAATGACTGCCCCTGTAAATGGTAACATTTATAGCAAATCCTGTGAATTCAAGGGATCTCCCTATGGGACAATCTTGAGCCAAGCCCTTTTTACAGGGAAGGTGCAACGACTATCTATTTATAGAGTACACTGTAAGCCAATGACAGTGGAAGCGCAGGACAACCTTAGGGTTGATGATATAGTCTAATCTCTTGTGTAAGCAGGAGCAGCGTGACAGCGGTTTAGATTTTGCGAGTCTAAGCGAATATAATGGGAAGCTACAATTATGCTTGGGCAGTAGAGGACGGCAAACAAACGGCTGAACTTACTTTCACAAGCAGAGAATATCCTCCTTTCCTTTATGAGCTTTTCTTAGGTAAAGCACCAACGGAAACAGCAGCAGATACAACTGGAACAATAACCACATTAACAGATGCTTCTGGATCTTCAGTTGCAGCAAATACTGGTATTGGTTCAATATCTGTAACAAGCGGTTCAGCTGGTGAATTAAAATTCACTAAGTACGTTGTTAAGGCAACAGCCGCTGACACTGTAACGCTTTACGGCCTTAGTGATCAAGATTTTAATCGTGGAACTGATAAGGAATTTGTCGATGACGATCTAGAATTGTTATCTGCTGACCTTACAATCACACAAAGCACAGTAACAGCTGTTGCTGGTTTTGGTTTAGATTTGAACGGAGGCAGCGGAGCGATTTCCATGGTTAGCGGAAATACGGCTGTATTCGAGGTTTTACCACCAAGCTCAAGAAGTTTCACAGTTACAATCGGCGCTCCAAATAACAGAACACCTGAATTCGGTTGTTATTTACAAGCTGAGGTTTTAAGTAATCACAGAATGTATGCAATTGACTGTTTTAGGTGCAAAGCAATTGGAATGCCTATTGCATTACAAGAAAAAGCTTTCAGTGAAGCTGAAATAAAAGCAGAAGTTTTTTATGATGCTGCACGTAGCGGAATATGTTCTATTAGAGATATTACGGTGACGGATTAAATTGTTTTAAAAATTGAATATGGTATCTGTAAGGCGAAGTGAAAGATCTTCGCCTTATCTTTTACTCTTTAAATTATCAGCCAACACATTTAATTGTAAAGCCTTACTAAATTATCAGCCAACACATTTAATTGTAAAGCCTTACCATTGAAACATGCGTCGTCAATATCGCATATTTCACCAAAGTTCATTTTTGCACTTTCAACAAGAACAAAAACTTCTTGATCAGGTTTTAACTCTTGTAACTTTTTCATTAATTCTTTTACTTTCATTTTAATTACCTTCCTTTAAAGATTTATATAATTCGTCTAACTCTTTTTTCATTTCTGGAATTGCTTGCACTGACATACTACCGATAACGTTTGAATTTACTAGTTTTGCAATTTCAAGTTCAAGGTCTTTTATTTGGTTTAGAGTAGTTAAAAAGTTCATCTTTAAGCTTCTTTGTTTGTCTGGTTAATTATATAGTATTGCATATATTGTGCCATGCGTCAACATAAAACATTACAAGTAGTTATCCGATAACTCAAAACGTCAATATGACTAAAATGTATACAGTTTTAGCCCAAAATGACACTAGTATTATAATACCATATAGTTAACAAGGTGTATAAAGTTTGGTCAGTGTTTAAAAGTTAGACAGTTACATCGGTTCGTTTTCGTTAACGGGTTCAATGAACGCACATGTTCCATCTGCTTTAATGAATACATTTTTCAAATTGCATTGGTAGGAATGTGCTTCTCTGTGCATGCAACGAGCGCCGCATCCTGATATTCTAGTCTTGTTTAGTTCTTCTAAAATCTCAAATCCTTTTATTTTCAAATCTATTTCATTTTTATTGCTCATGATAACCTCCTATATCAAATTAAGTATCAAGTCAATTAAATGCTCTTGTTCTGAAAAACTTTTGTCTTCATCAAAATCAATCGGATGAATATTTGAATCTATGTCAAGGATCCAGTTCCAAGGTGCCGCGTCTCTGTGCGTTTTGTTCATATGAGATTCAAAGCTATATCTCAAGTGTGTTTTATCATAAAAAGGAAGCATGCCGAATCTGAAAATGTCCGATAACAAAAAGCCCTCGATCTTTTTCGTTATTCTATATTTCCCCATTGTTTCTTTGATGAAATAATGAACATTGTCTTTTTCAGCATACATATAAGTTTTCTTTCTAGGCATGACAATCGGTGCAAAGAAGTTCTTAACTCTAGGTGCTCCGAATTCCATGTAAGGAACATTGAACTTGTCATATACATTGTAATTCATACCGTTCAGAACAAGCCTCTCGCTTATCTTTCGCTTGAGTTGATACAAAGGTCTTATCGTGTTCAAATGCGTTCGATGTACGCCAACTAAACGAATATTGTAATTATGATTTGTATATATGTCCAAAAGGTTTTTCCAGCCAACAAAAGGATTTACATTCATGGTGAGATTCTTTGCAAAATAAGCATATTCTAGGTGCGTCGCTTGTTCGATGTAAATAACTTGAGCATGTTCTGAGATCTTATTCAGAAATTCTTTTCCAGCCTCAAGATCATGATGAAAAATACTTAAGCACAAATATGCTTGATAATTTATGTTGTCAACATCCTGATATTTGCAATTTAAGAAGCTGACATTTGTAATATCGTTTCGATGCTTTAAATATTCAGCAATATTAAAAGATTCCTTATCAAATTCTATTCCAAGCATTTTTCTTTTATTTATTTCAGAAAGCGTCAAGAGAAAATAGCCAAAACTAGAACCAACATCACAAATTGTTGATTGCTCAAGCTTACCATAATTGAATGATCTATCTGCTGTTAATATGGTCCTATACCGATCATAACAATTTCTTTTTCCTGTGAATTGTGTCTTATAAACGTTTTGATATATCTCATTGACAGTGAATTTCTTATCCTTAAATCTTATTTCTGGCATTTTGCCTCCAGTGCTTTTTGAAGCTCATTCCATACTTTGTTAACTGTTGGCAAACATAATAATTCTGGATATTTTTTCGGACATGTTGTGATATTCAAGTTGTCAGTTAGAAATTTCATGTCATATGCACATTGACATTCAGAATCAACATGCCAACAATCTTTGGCGAAAACACCGTCTCTGAATGGTAAGCGGTGACTACTGTCTACCACTGTGAAGATGCAAAATATAGGACATTTAGTTGCTGCAGCGATGTGCATCGTTCCAGTGTCCATTGTGATCAACATTCTTGAATAGTCCATTAATGCAGCGGTTTCGAGAAGTGTCAATTTGTTATATAGATCAATTGTACCATTTAGGGGTACATAATTGTCCATTTTCGAACCACTTAGATTTTTTATGTCTCGATCTCCACCAACGCAGACAACTTTCAATTTCGAATACGTGGATTTTATTCGATCTAATATGTTTTGCCAATTTTCTTTGGCCCACGTTCTTGTTTTCCAAAAAGCTTTATGTGGATGCATCAAAACAACAGGTTCATTCTCGATGTTAATACCATTTTCATTACATATTTTTATAGCTCGATCTCTGTCGAAAACAGAGTAAAAAAGATCATAATGCTTATCTTGAGGTTTAAGGAATTTCTTGAATGTTATAAATGAAACGAAATCCACGCTATGAGTAAGGCTGTGTATCGGATAATTTGGATTATTAACATCAAAGCCCTTTATTGTCGCATTATAATACTGAAAAATATTGTCTGTCGCATCATCGGTCCAAGGAATAATATTATTCATGTATGGATTAAGTTTAAATATTTCTGGCATTGGTGTTATTACGTCAATCAAAGCCTTTGGGTATATTCTCCGCATTTCTCTGAGAACAGGCGTGTGACTTAATGCATCTCCGATTGATCTAGGTGTAATCATATATAAGATTTTCATTTTATCTTCTGGAACAACATTTAAATAACAATTAGTGTGATATATTTTCCCATGATCATTTACGACCTGAATCGGATCGCCTTCTTTTTGAGCAACTTTCTTTCCACAATAACAACATTCGTTTTTGAATTCTCCTACTTTTTGCATCTTTTTTTACTCCTCTTTCTAGGGTTGTAATTTAACGCAGCATTCCGCATCCATTCACTGAAAGTATAACCGTAGAATTTGGCTAAATACTTAATCTCATTTCTTTGTTTTACACTTGTTCTAAAAGTGTTCATTAAACTAATTGAATCATTTTTTTTCATTCTTATACTCCTTTTTTGCATCCTGGTATAGCCTTCGATAGCCCGTACAAACAATCGTTGACTTTGTTCCAGCATAAAAATATTTTGTTGGTGCGTTCTTCGCTCTTATCCGAGCAAGACTTCTCAGCTTCTTACATGTTCGATTATTCATTATTCCCCCTTTAATGTATTACATGTATTTTATAATATGATTGATTTTTAATGTAAAGATTTTTATTATTTTGTTAAAATACTAATCAGGGAGAAAAATAAATGAAAATCAGTGAAACAATTCCACAGTTACCAACATTCAAACTTAACTCAAAAGAATATACTTTGAAGCTTTTGAACATGGACGATTTTTCATATTTTGAAGAAAAATACGGATCACTTGAAAGTCTTATCGAGCACTTAACTGCCGATGGAAAATTTAAGTCTAAGTGCGAAATAATTTATTCACAACTTGTTGAAAAAGAAGATTTTCCAGAAAAAGAAGTTGAAGAATTTGACCGCATGGGAAAGAAACAAAAGTTTGTTAAGAGCGGACCTGTTGTTTTCATGGAAAACATTTCACTATTAACAATCAGTGAACCAATAGGTGCTTTTTTAAAAGCTGTTGAATTAAGCACGCCTAAGCCGACCGGAGAAGTTGGTAAAAAAAAACAGCCAAAGCGAGTGAAATAGATTGGACAATTATTTTTCATTTATTATCTTTTTATTATGGCTATACAATAGAGGACATTAGAAAAATGACAATGCGAGAAATTGCTTTTTCAGTTGAGCACATACAAACACAAGCAAACAATGACAAGAAGTTTGACGCTGATTTACACGGCGCTAAAATAACTTTTCCAGAAGTAGATACGAAGACAGCTCAAAAAGAACTTAGTGCTAAACAGGTAGAAGCCATGAACAAGAATAAAGATAATTTTTTTAAGGGTGAATAATGGTACAAAAATCTGAATTAAAAATTAAAGTTACTGGCGACACCAAAGGCATACAAAAGAGCCTAAAAGAAACGCAAAAGAGAGCAGACAAATTAAAGAATTCTTTAGGCAAAGCCGCGAAAGCTTCTGGCGCTGCATTTCTCGCACTAAGTGCCGCAATAGGTGTTTCTCTTGCAGCTCACAGAAAGCAAGAACAAGTTGAAATAAAAACCATGCAAACAATCAAGGCCACAGGAATGGCGGCTGGATTGACTGCTGAAGAAATTTTTAATATGGCTGGAGCACTTCAAGATGTAACAACATATGGCGATGAAGCAATTATCGCTGGACAAAATTTATTATTAACTTTTAGAAATATTGGAAAAGAAACATTTCCAGAAGCAACAGAAATAATGCTCGATATGTCCACCGCCATGGGAACAGATTTAAAGTCTTCAGCCATTCAATTAGGTAAGGCTTTGAACGATCCAATAACAGGCATTTCGGCCCTTTCTCGTGTAGGTATAACTTTCACTACTCAGCAAAAAGACATGATTAAAACTCTTCAAAAAACTGGTGATATGGCTGGCGCTCAAGCTCTTATATTAAATGAATTGAAACAACAATTCGGCGGAATGGCGAAAGCCGCTGCGAATGGAACTGGTGCTTTTATTCAGCTTAGTAATGTTTTCGGTGATTTGATTGAAGATATCGGAAAAGAACTTGCTCCTTTATTTATAAGTTTAGCAAAAAAAATGAAAGAAGTTCTTACTTACGTTAGACAACATCCAGAGATTGCGAAATATGCCGCTAAATTTCTTCTCGTTGGAACTGCAATTGCAGGAGTTGTTTTCACAGTTACATCATTTGGTCTTGCAATCTTTGCAATGCAAACCGCTTGGTTGACACTGCTTCCTATACTTTCAGCGATTGCTATTCCTGTTTTTGTGGGTCTTAAGATTGCACTTATAGCTGTTGGAAAAGCAATGTGGGGACTTGTTATGAATCCTGTCGGTGCTATAATTGTTGGGATCGGCGCTGCAATTTTTGGTGTCTTATATATTTTAAAAGAGTTTGCTGGTGGATGGGATCAGCTGTGGTATGGAATGAAAGCGACTATTACGGTTATTGTCGAAGAATTTACAGCAAAGCTTGGTGCAATAGGAACTGTTTTCAAAGATTTATTAACAGGGAATTTCGGACATCTTAAAGAGAGCTTAGCGAATGTTTATAATGTTTACAAAGAACATGAAGATACAATTCAAAATATTAAGGATGAAAAAGCAAAACTTTCTTTAGAGGCAGACATTGAAAATGCTGAAGAAAAAAGAGTTCAAGATCTAGAATTAGAGGAGCAAAGAAGGCTTGAATTGTTACAACAAAAAGCCGAACATGATTTATCTGAAATAAAACTTCATGATAATAAATTAAAGACAATTGAAGTTAAAGAAGAAGGACACAAAGCAAAATTAAAAAAACAATATGAAGAAGATTTAAAAAATTCTGATAATTTATTTCAACAAAAAATGATAATGCTTCGAAGATATATGGATTTTGAAAATTTGACAAACCAAGAAAGAGTGCAAGCGCAAGCTGACACAATAGGAAATTTGGCTCAACTTCAAAATTCTGGAAATGCTACAATGAAAGCCGTTGGAAAATCTGCAGCATTGGTTCAAATAGGAATTTCCACAAGTGAAGGTGCAATCAAAGCCTATGCTGCATTGGCTGGCATACCTTTTGTTGGTCCGGCTCTTGGTGTCGCTGCAGCTGGTTTATTAATAGCATATGGAGCTGAAAGAGCCGCAAATGTTGCTAGTCTTGCTAAGGGTGGAATTGTAATGCCTTCAATCGGCGGAACACAAGCCGTTATCGGTGAAGGCGAAAGTCCAGAAGCCGTTATTCCTTTAGATAGTCCAGAAGCACAAAATTTCGGTCTAGGCGGCGGAGATAATGAACCTATGAAATTAGAAATTAATTTCACTGGTGATATTGCACAATATATAGAAGAAAAACAAATTGAAAATGAGCGATTACATATAGCATTGAGGGCGACCGCATGAGTGAACAAATAATATTTTTCAATAAGAATAAAGCAGATATCAGCGACCCAAATGTCACAACGACAGCAAGTCAAGGCGACACGTATGCTGATTATGTCTTAAATAGATCCAACAATAGCGCATGGGTGACAACTGGAAGCGTTGACTCTGACAACACAACTTTCGTTCTTGATTTTGTAGACGAAAGAGCTTTGACGAACATCCTTTTAGTAAAGCATAATTTTAAAGCATATACGCTTCAATATTGGGACGGCGCGGCCTATGTTGATTTTTCAACAGCAATAAGTGAAACAACAAATGCAGACGAAACAACGCATCACACATTTACTTCTGTTTCAACTACGAAAATAAAACTAACTATAACAGGAACTATTGTTGCGAATGCTGACAAATTCTTATATCATTTTATTGCAACAACTCAACTTGGACAATTAGCGGCATGGCCCGAGATTAAAAGTCCTGTAATAAGCAGAAACAGAAAAACATCTAAGATGCTTTCGGGAAAATCGTTAGTTAAAGAATCAATCGGTTTTTTCAAATGCGATTTAGCTGTTAAAATATTATCTTCAGACGCCGACTTAACAATAATTGAAAACATGTATGCTGCGAACGAGGGCTTCTTGCTTTGGCTTTGTGGAGGCGATGAAGATCAATTCAGATCCGAGCGCATAGGATATAGAAAGGAAGATCTTTTTTTGGTGAAGTGTACAAACGAATGGAAACCACTGTTATATAAAGGTTTATATCAAGCAGGAATGGTCGTGACAATCAAGCTAAGTGAAGTTGTGGATTAAGGAGAATAATGAGTTTTGACGATTCAAACGTTTTTAAAGTATATATTCAGACATTCGACGATGCTGGTGCTTATACCGGAACATGGGTTGAAATAACAAAGTATGTTTTAGGCCTTGGATCAACTAGTGTTCAAATTGATGACTCTGATTATGACATAGGAATCTTTAAAAACTCAAATATTTCTATTAAGTTAAATAACAGAGAAGGAACTTTCAACGATACTTCTTTCACAGAATCAATTTTCAATTATAAAAGAAGGCAATCGCTTGTTAAAATAACATATCAAAGAAATTATTTTCCAGAATGCGGAGTTGCGATTTTACCTTTTTATATCGGTGAAGAAGTTACGGTTTTTAAGGGCATATTGAACGATGAATCGTTTAGAACAAATGCGACAAAAGAAGACGCATCTTTTAAGATCTTAGGTCTTGATTCTGTCTTTGATACCACTCTAGTAAATTATAGCGACATAGGAAGCGAATCAATTGAAGATTTATTATATTTAATATTGAATCAAACAACAATAACAAATTTATTGACTGTTTCAGCATCAAATATAAGTGTTGAAAACGATCAAACACCAGACGACTATGCTAGTTTTGAAGGAAAGACAGTCAGAGAAGCAGTTAACGAGCTTTTATTATTATCTAATAGCATCTTATATATAAATGACGACGACGAAATAATTGTTGACTCTAGGGATGAATCAGCGGCAAGTCAAAAAACATTTTACGGTCAAGCTTCAAAAGATGGAGTTGAGGATATAATTAATATAACTGATTATAATAACGGCATACATAGGGTTTTTAATTATTTTATTTGGACAGATACGACAACGATTAAACAAGACACGACATCCATAACTAATGAAGGATTATTAAAAAAAGAAATTGATTCTGACCTATTCACGAATACAACGAAACGTGAAAACGTAATGACGAATCTTTTAGCAGAATTTAAGGATAAAAAAGTTGAATACAAAATGACCGTTCCATTGGATTATGCTGTCATTGATCTTTCATTATTAGACAAAATTAACGTTGATTATCCTGTCCCAGTGACACCGACGATAGATGAAGACCTTCCAATTCTAGGAATAGCTGTTCTAGGTACCGCTGTGCTTCCTAAAGGGCTTTGGTCACTAGAAATAGATTCTACAACTGATTTTAAAATATTAAAAAAATCATATAATTTTAGTAAACACACAGTCACATTAAAATTGAGAGAGGTTTAATCATGGGCACTGACACAATACCAGACAGGACCAACGGACAAACGATGGTTCAAAGTTTCTTCAATCTTTTAAAAAGTGTTTTAAAAGGTGATTTTGTTCCAAGAAATTCAAACGGAATTGCTACAACATCAGGCGGTTCTTTGGGTTCAACATCATATCGCTGGTTATCTGCTTATCTTGCAACCGCTGGAAAAATATATATTGGAACTTCAGAAATATATCTAGACGGTAACAAGATCATGATCAAAGACCAAAGCGGAACCGCAATTGCTTTAAGTGAAGTTAATGCGAATGCTGCAAATTTAATAATTTTAAGTGGAGTTGCAGAAAATGCAGTTAATTTTGGCGCTTTCACTGGAACAGTTTTGCCAGATAATGCATTGGCAAAAGCAATATTTCAAGCTCTAGGAACTCAAATAGACACTAACACTGGTTCTATAAGCACCAATGCCGGAAATATATCAACTCTTGATAATCCAAGTGGTAGCGGCTTTCTTGAAAGTACAACAACATATGATTCACCAGCTGGCACATCCACATGGGCACAACCTGGAACGACTACAACAACCGTCACTATAACAAAACATAGAGCTGATTCTAATGTTGAGATTAATTTTATAGATAACAGTTTATATCATGCTTCAGATTATAGTGATATCAGTTATAGAATTAAAAGAGCTGGTACTGTTATAAAAACATATGATACCCCTTTAAGAACAGCAGGATCAGGGGCTTATGCTGAGGGCGTAGTTAGTGGACCAGGAGATGAAACTTATCCTGGTTCTGTATGGGTAAAATTTGACTTTTTAGATACTGGTGCAGGAGCTGGGAGCATAGCGTATACAATAGAGTGGAGATATAATAGTTATATATCCTATGCCAGATCATTAATGGTTAAGGAAATATAAATGAATATATTGGTGAGTAGGAGTATAAGATGAGTTTTTCAGATATACCGGAAAGATCGAACGGGCAGCAAGTTACATATGCTTGGTTTAATACCATTAGAACATATTTGATTAATATTTTTGGCGACAATATGATAAGTGAAACACAATTCACAGTTGCCAATAATACAGGTCCAAGTGATGTCACTGCTTTATTATTTACAGGAACGGTGACAAAATCAGCAAAAATTGATTATCAGATTTATAGAAAAACCGCTGATCTAGAATATGTTGAAGCCGGAACTTATTGGGCGACATATAAAACCGTTGACGCATCATGGGACATTGCTCATTTAGGAGCTGTTGGAAATTCAGACGTTGATATCACAATAACAAACGCTGGACAAGTTCAATATACATCTAGTAACATGAGCGGTGCGAGTTATAGCGGAACCATGAGATTTAAAGCTTTCACAATAAGCGTGGAGTCATAAAAATGAAAATTATTATTTTACTTTTATCTTTTTTTAGTTGTTATGTTTGTTTCGGTGCAAAACTAGTTAAATCAGATCAAATTTTTGATGGAAGTGTTTTGATCGGAGTTGCTGCTATAGGTTCGACAGCTTCAACGAGCGCAGCACTACAAATCAATAGTACAACAGAGGGATTTCTTACATCAAGAATGACAGAAACGCAAAGAGATGCAATTTCAAGCCCTGCTGATGGATTAATTATTTATAATACTGATGATAATGAATTGAATTTTTATGATGGCGGTACTTCTGTTTGGTCTTCAATTACTCAAACAATTGGTCTAAGTAATGTAATAGATGCGACTCCTTCAAGAGCAATTGTTTCTGATGCTGGTGGAAGTTTAGCAGCATCAGGTGTCACTAGTACAATATTAGAATACGTAGATTTAACAAGTTCAGCACAAACTCAAATCAATACAAAATACGCAACTGCAACAGATCCAATTATAATTGGAAGTGGTGCTGCAGCATCAACTATTAGTGGTGGAATAACTATAGGGAAAAATGCTCTAGGACTTACTTATAAAAATTTAGTAATTGGCGACAGTGCGAGTGCTTCAGGACTTGATGGGATTTCTATCGGAACTAATGCTGTTGCTCATGATACTCAAGACTTGGCGATTGGAGTTAGTGCTGATTCTGACGGACCTGGTGGTATTTGTATAGGTTGGCTTTGTGATGTTAATAATATTTCTGGTGTCGCACTGGGACAAGGTGCAACAGTTGATCATAATATTTCAGTTGCTCTTGGAAAAGATGCCACAACTACGGAAGCGAATCAAATTAGATTAGGAACTGCAACTGAATCTGTTAGTGTTCCTGGAACTTTAATTTTAGCAGCTGGATCTTCAGTTGCAGAATTTTCAATTGATGGAACTTTAGGCGGAAATAGTGATTCTGTTGTTCCAACAGAAAAGGCAGTTAAGACATATTCAGACACATTAATTTCAAGTATGGACCCCGTTATAATAGGTGATGGCGCAAGTGCTAATACATTATCAGGTGGTATTTCTATAGGTAAAACAGCTACAGGGACGGGGCAATATGGTATTTCTATAGGTTATACAGCATCAAGTGAGGGTGTAGGTGTTGCTTTAGGACAAAGCACAGTTGCAGGTTCAAGTGGTACAGCTATAGGTTCGAGTGCTAATGCAGGGGCGCAAGCAGTTGCTATAGGCGCATCCTCGGATGCAATAGCTGAATCAATTTCAATAGGTGAAAGTTCAAGTGCAGCATCTAAGGGTGTAGCTATTGGTACTAACTCCCATGTTTATGATACTGATGGAGTTGCTATAGGTGATCATGCATCAAGTACGCATTCGGGCTCAGTGGCTATAGGGCATGACTCTTTAACTACAGCTGTAAATCAAATTCGATTAGGTACTGCAAGTGAAACTATAAGTATCGTAGGCGCGTTTGAACTTTCAACGGGTACAACTGTTAATGAACTTTCAACTGATGGGCTTTTAGCAGGTGATAGTGATGATGTACTAGTGACTGAAAAAGCCATCAAAACATATGCAGATAGTTTAGCTGCAACTTTAACTACTAGTATTGGCTTAAAACAAACTGATGTTATAACAGGCATAGGGGATTTAGTAATAGGTGATAATGCCAGTACAGCATCAAGGCTAGGTATAGGCACCGCTGATTATGTATTAACTTCTGATGGTGCAACGGCGGCATGGGCCGCTAATGCTGCTGGTTTTGCTAATCCACTTAGCATACAAGGTGACATTATAATTCAAGGTGCTGCATCTACAGGTAGACTTGCATTAGGAGCTGCTGGTGAAGTATTAACAAGTGATGGAACGGATATTTCATATAATAATCCATTAGCTCTATCACTGAATGTAGATAATACGTTTAAAACTGCAACATACGGTGGTGCAGCTCAAGTAGTTGCTACGGGTTCTTTAACTGAAGGGACATACCTTGTAACGTGGGTAGTTGCTGGAAGTTTTCTAGTCAGGCCAGATGCAGGAGCAGGTTCGGCAAAATTAACTTTAGAGGTAAATAGTGTAGAAATTGCTGAATTACAATACTTTGCGTTCTTTTACCCAGCGGCGGCAACAACTGATGTACAACAATGGGGGCAAACTCTAATTGGCTATGTAGTTGTTCCTGCTGGTGCAACACATACCGTTAATGCTAAGCTAGAGGCTGTATCTGCTAGTGGTACACCCACAAACTTAACAACCCGAACACAGGCATCAACTGGCAGATTAACAGCAATTAAATTAGGAGAAAAATAACATGAAGTATTTAATAGTTTTACTTTTACCTTTATTATTTTGTGGTGGTTACATGAAAAAATCTGATGTTGCTTCATTCCATGAGCATCCAGAGTATACTAGACACACTTATAGAAATAAATGTGCTAATTGCATTTTAATTGATGGTAAAGATTTACAAACGCATAGACTTGTCGGTGACATACTTGTTGAACATGCTGATTTAGTAGATGCTAAAGCTGCAAGTATTTTAGATAAGCTTGAAACTGAAAAAGCAAAAAGAGTTTTAGATTTACTTCTAATTAGAGTGGCTTGCGATGAGGTTATAGGACACGCTCAAGCATCACAGAAGTTAAAAAACAAGGCAACGACTTTAAAAGCAGAGGCTAACGCGGAGCTTGTAACTTTATTAAATTTGTAGGGTGATTTATGATAACTATTAGACATTGGTCGAGTGCTGATTGGAAAATGTTCGGAAAAATAAAACCTACACTCGGAATTGTTTTTTACGATTTTGCAAATGAATTAAAAAATCTAGGTTTTAAGAATATAGTTATAACATCAATCAAAAGACCTAAAAAAAATGATTCTGGCGTTCATGCACTTGGGAGAGCAATTGATATAGCGTCTGATTTTGATGAAAAAATTGGTGAACAGGTTATGAACTATATTAATAATAAATATCACTATGACGACGCAAGACCTAATCTTAAAACGATTATACATCACAAAACAAATGCTGCAAATGACTATGCGTTGCATTATCATATTCAGGTTTTAAATTGAACGATGAAGTCCAAGATATTATTATTCAAGTAATAAGAGATGAAATAAAAGAACTCAAGACTTGTCAAAAAGAAACGAATACAGTTGTAAATAAAATACTTGTCAAAATAGGACAACTAGATGTAAAATCCGGCATGTGGGGAGTTATCGGTGGTTCAATTCCAATTCTAATAACTCTAGTAATTTGGTATTTTAAAACAAAACTGTGAGTTAAAAATGAAAATCTTAATACTTTCTTTTTTTGTGTTCATATCTATTTTTACATATCATTATGGCGGAATGACTGATTATTGGTGGAGCCGCTGGACCATATACCTTGGATTTTGTTCGTTCCTTTTAGCTCATTATATTTATAAAAAATATTCTTTGCTCAGTGCTATAACTTTTATGTGGGTATTGATAAGCTCATTATATACTTTCTCGTGGTATGACAATCATTACGCGCATGCAAACGGCGCTTCTATTCTCGCTTTGAGGCTGTATTGTTGTTATGCGTGTTTTTGTTTTGTCATGTCTGTTATTGCTATTATCAGATTAGAAAATTTTTATAATTATATACTGAAAATTTTTAGGGTTATGTGTTTGGTGAATTCAGTTTATGTTTTAGTTCAATGGGCTATCGGAAATAATTTTTTACATCGCGATGGTTTTTGGGGAAATGGATCAAACAATGGCAGCTTGATTGCTTTCACTTATCCTTTATTGTTTAATATTCCGATGAAGAACAAAATTGTTAAATCTATTATTTTGCTTATTCCTGTTGTTGCGATACTTTGCACATTAACGAGCGTTCCAGTGGGTGTTTTAGCCGTTGTTATTTCTGTTTATTTATTCTTTAAACTAAAATCATATAAACTGAAGATTGCAAGTGTTTGTTTGGTCTTTATGGTTTTATTCTTATTAGGATATTTTCTAGATGCAAAAAACTTCTTCAGCTCAAGTCATAGATTCGATTTATATATGATTACAATTATGGAATATATTGAAAAAGGAAATTACATATTCGGTCAAGGCATGGGAAACTTTCATTTATTTGGACCAATGTTTCAAGTAGACCATAATCATGATGTCGGCGCGTGGAATATTTGGCTTCATTCTGATTGGATTCAAATAACTTTTGAAACTGGCTGGTTTGGTTTGGTATTATATTTATTGCTTTCTTTGCAGATTTGTATACAATTTATTAAGAAAAGAAGCTATGAATTGCTTGCTTGTTTCTGTGGATTTTGTGCTTGTGGACTTTTCAATTTTCCTTTGCATTATCCGGTTCCAGCATTCTTTGGTTTGCTTCTTGTTGCTTTGGCTTTAACGAGGAGGAATTATGGGAAAACCATGCGGAACGATGACCATGACCGAACGCGTCATGTTACAACGAGTTATTGACGGTTATTTGGGTATCTGGACGGCTCTTGAATACATTTGGCATCAACCTCATTGTGATTTGATTTGTAAATACTTACTTGATAATGGAATAACTGGAGATAAATTTGCAGAGATTCTCTTAAGTGATTTCAATGGCAATCTTGATAATATGATTAAATGGACTTTAAAGAGCAATCCTGAAAGAACATTTAAGCTCTAATTTTCGTATTCGTGGATTCCGACATAGAAATTTATAGTTTTAGCATCTTGTCCAAACCTTAGTCCCAGAATCAACCCGTCTTGACATTATGTCAACTATTCCAGAATCATTATTATTTGATGCCGAGATATACGCCACCTCAGTATATGTTTCAGCAAGTACACTTGCGGTAATGCTTGTAGATTCACCAGTAATAAATTGAATTACAAAAGGTGATGTTGAATTGGTTGTTGTTACAAGATATCTATGAGCATCCATTTTGGCGCTTCCGGTAGCCACCGGAGTGTCTGTACTTCCTAGAACTTGTGTCCAAGATCCGAAAGCATTGTCTCCTGTCAAACAAGGAAATCCAACTATACTAGGACCGACACGATCTGCAACATGTGTTTCGCCGCTTGCAGAAGCAGCAGCACCAAACCATTTTTCGTGACCATGAAAATGTCTTTCGATTTCATGAACCCTATATGATAATGAATTATGTACGCCATTCAATCCAAGCGTTGCTTGATTATCAATCTTGTTGTCACCTTCGCTTATTCTGCTTCCAACTTCAGCAAATGAAATTATGGAAAATAAAAATATTAAAAATAAAAGTTTCACCATTATCTCCATCTTAAGATAAGATTTGCATCGTCAATTTGGGCGGCTGTTGTTCCTACTGTTCCAACTTGGACTTGAAATTGAACAAAAGGAATTACTCGATCAAGGTCCCAAGATAAAATCATTTTTTGATCTTCATCAACATTGAATTCTAGATATTCGTCTTCAACTGCTATAGAACTAGCACCAGTAGTTTTTATTGGAAGCAAATATGTTGCTCCACCTGTTGTGTGAAGTGCTAAGGCTCTTATTCTTGCATTTGCAGAATCGTTTATGTCGAGATTAAGATATAGTCCCATTGAAGAAAAGCCGCCAGTTGTTTGCTGTGATCCAAGGCTCGCCCACGAAGCAGTAAAGCTTTGAGCAGAACTAATAAGCGCAGTTGGAACAGGTGATTCTAGATTTTGTTTGTAAAGGATTTGACTTGCTGTTTTATATGTAGCAAATGAATTGAACGAAAGCAATAAAGCTAAAACAAATAATAAATTTCTCATAATTTCCCCCATTAATGTGGATATATTTTATTACTATAATATAATAAAAGCAATTATTTTTTAATTAGTTTTTTTATTTTATTAAGATTTGCATCTCTTTGCGACATGTAAGATTTTCTAAGCTTCACGCATCCCTTACTATATGTTCCAAGATTTTCAACAAACAGGAGATATGATTCTTTCATTTTCTTATCAGCTTTTTTATAATCAAGAAACCATCCTATGAATTTTAAAACGATTGGAATTAATGCACCTATTAAAGTTATTATTGCACTCATGGTTTTCTCCTATGGCCTCACTAGCAAGATTTGCTCATAACCTATTGAATATAAACGATGTTTTCTATATGGTGGTTTTATTTCTGTAAAGACATAAACACATTCTCGGTTTGGAGTGTTATATCTTAATCTTTTATCTAAATATAATTCATGTATTATGTTTTGACATTCAGGTCTTTCCGATGCTTCTGGAGAAAAAACAACCTTGTCGTCAAATATCAATTCTTGGTGAAGACCTTCGCGAGATTGACAAATTGTCACGCCTTCAGAAACATATTCTTTTCCATTGCAACGAACGATTGCAGGAAGCGCGGCATCGGGCGTTAGCATCTCCATGAATGCAAAGCTATGCTTTCCTTTCAAATCGAAGCCAGCGACGTTAATAGGACACGCAAAGAGCGATTCTATTTCATTATGTGGTTCATATTCAACAGTGACCTTTTTCCCATTGAGAAAATTTCCGGCATCTTCTTCAACTATTTCCCTGTGACATGTTGTGAAACTGAATAAATCCAGATCTCCTTTTGATTCAAATTTAATTTTAATCTTTTCTTTGTCTGGCAAAATAGCGGTTCCGATATATTTGTCACCTTCAAATTCGATTTTCATGTCTCTGCGATAATAAACTTTAGGATCTCTTTCTTGAATCATTGTTGCACAAGAATTAAGCATGAATATTAATAATAAATATCTCATAATTTGACCTTTGTGTTTGTTACAATCCTTAAGACAATAAATGTAAATGAAACGCTGCATATAAACACACTTGGATTATCAGTTGCGTATTTTTGAAGCAATGGGATGAATGAAAAAAGGGCCGCATTCAGAATGGCGACCCAAAATGTTTTCGACTTGAAAATACTTTTCATGAATTATTCGCCTTTGATCTTGGCTAAAATTTCTTCAGGAATTTCTGTGAGATCTAATTCTATGCACACACTTGGTTGTCCATCTTTATTTAAATCAACACAAATCTTTAGTTTTCCATTGTCGAAACGATAAGTGACCACTTCATTTTCTTCGCTCATAATAATCTCCCGTTAAATGTTTATATGTTCAATTTTTATTATAGGTATTAAATTTATGATTGACAAGAAAATTCTTATTGTTTATATTTAATTATACTGACTTACTATCCTTTCTTTTAAGCATCAACATTTATAGTGTTGGTGCTTTTATTTTATTATTGTTTCAACAACAGCGTTTCCAACTTCATAAAATACGGCCCACAACAGGATAATGATTATACATATTAAAAAAAATGGTCGTATGATTAAACCGATGATTGTCGCTAAAATGCTTTTATAAATAGTCATATCAACCCCACTCGTTAAAAATAAACAGAAAAACAAATATCCAAAACGCACATATTATAATACAAATGTTTAGAGATATAATAAAATGTTTTCCGTCAAAATTTTTCATTCCTTCACCTCTATTGTCTCACAATCACACTCATATGATAGTATCTGATTTTCTGTATCAAGTGTCTCAACCATTTCTTTACCACATTTTTTGCACTTCATTAATAACCCCTGTTATCTTTACACTCGCACTCACAAACACACTCACCGCAACTATGCTTGGGACAAGGTGTGTTAACTATCCAACTGTTCAATTCAACTATAGCCGTTAATATTGCTACAGCTAAGAAAACAAGTAATACACCTGCAAAGAATATTTCATTAATGTTTTTCATCACGCACGCCCCCGTATACCTGTTTTTTGGAAAACACCTATTCCACCGATCATAGATTCTGCGTCTTTTCCCATAGACTTAACAATTGATCGGATTTTCTTTTCGTCTGCGATTAAGAATTTTCTATTTATTTTTGATGTGTCTTGAATAACAAATTCCCATGTTTTTACTGTTGATATGCCTTCGACTTTCGGTTCTATTTTTGGTGCGACGACAACGGGTCTTTCTTCAATTGCTTCTTGGATTATTTCTTCAGCTTCTTCTGTTGTTTCAGCGTGAGCAGCTTCTTGTAATGCTATTTCTTCTTGTTCTTTTCGTTCAATTTCTTCAAGTCTTCTTTGTTCTGCAAGTCTTTTTATTTCGCATTCATTTATGTATTTTGCTATTTTAGTTTTGAGAATTTGCTCTGCAACGTCAACTGGTACGCTATGTTTTTTAGACTGTGCAATTGCTTCTTTCCATGCTGCATTTGCTTTTTGAATTATTGGTTTGAATGTTGCGTCGATTTCTTTTCTTAATTTTTTCATGTGAATTAAAAATGCGCCGCTCTTTACAAAACTTTCATTATCTGTTATGAAAGTATCATCAGCAAGGGCTGGCAGCGTGTTCGTTTTTTCTTCGATCTTTTTAATAAGTTCCAACATAGCATCTCCTTTAATTATTTAATGGTAGTCTATCAAACGCTTTATATATAGATTTTAATATATAAATAATTTTTTCAAATACATCAACAAAAAATTGTTTTATATTAGACCATTGTTTCGACCAAAAACTTTTTTTAATAGGTTTTTCTTTTAGTTTTTTAATAATTTCAGCGTCTTTATAATCAATAGGAGCAAAAAAATAAGAAGAACCTTTGTGTTTGAATGGTTTTTTAAATGTGGCGTCTAAAGGCACTTCAACACCGTTTATATAGGCGGTTGTGCTGACTGTTGCCATTGTCGATGCAGAATTAATTAATAACACTGTTGTTTCTATGTTTGAATCGCTAAAACAAATATTTAGATTTAAAAGAAACAATGTAAAAATAATTATTTTATTTAAATACCCCATTATTTACACCCCAATTTAAAACATTTAATGCACTCTTGAACACTGGAAAATCGTCGTTCTCAAATTGTTTAAACTTGTATGATTCATCTTTGCTAAGTTGTAAACCATATTTTTTCACCCTTGGTTTTCCTAGTGCTTGTGCATATGCGCTCAATTGTATTGATGTTGTATTAAACAATATTCCACTTTTTATGTCAATCAATACTTCCTTATAATTTATTGTGCCAAAACGGTCCAAACATCCGGCGTATTTATGCCTTCTGTCAGAAATTTTCTTCTCGATATATAACCATTCAGGACTGTAATCATTCAAGAATCGTTCATAGGCTTTGACGTATGGAACATATGAAGTGTCAAGGCTGTCATAGTCAAGCGTTCCATTGTCGAGAAGCTCACAAGCCTTGTGAACATGCTTTCCGCGTGTTCTTGATTCTTCTGTGAACCAAGTGTCGTCAATCAATCCAGCCTTTTTAATAACAGTTGTAACCGATGGATATATTTGACCGTCAACGCAATACTCGTGTTTTTCTTCGTTAAATACTATCATTTTCTTTTGTCGTCCTCAATATTAGATTCTATTAATTTACATAACTGACTATATTGATTAAGTGTTAAATCATTGCTTGAATCAATATTATACATATCTTTTATATATAATTTCAAGTCTTCTTTTTCCCAATTACTCTCATTAATAAGAGCGAATAATCTTTTTCTTTGCTTGTCCGTTGGCCTGTCAGATTTCGTTTCTTTCGGTGGTTCTTTTGGAGCTTCTGGTTTTTTGTCATACGAAATGCTTTCGTCAAGATCTTGAGTGAATATGTCACTTGCAGCGGTAACATTCAGCACAGCCGCTAATAGGGCGCGTTTGCAAGCCATTTTATAAATAGTGTTTTGAACATCCCAAGGATTATTTTTGATTATATGACATAAATAAGTCCCTCTTTTTTCTGTTCTTATTGCGTCGTCCCTGTCTTCTTTAGTTGCTTTATTATCATAGACAGCTCTTGTTTTATATTTGTTCTCATTGCTATTACAAGCGCCTAAACCGCTTCCCATGTATTCACCAGTTGTTCTGTGTGTTAATTTACATTCAATTCTATAAGATATTATTTGATCATTTTCGGTGACTGACAATTCTTGATAGCTTGGAGAAAGTTTGAATGTCATTAATAACTTCTCTGCTCCTGCTTTGTAGAGAGTTGGTTTTTTACAGCCTGGAATTGTTCCATAGTGATCGTCTTTTATCATTATGTCTTTCATCACTTGTTGAATAAGATTAACCTGTTGTCTTATTTCTATTGCTGGAATTGAACTTTCTTGGGTCGTTAATTCA